TAGTTCGCTGAGCGACTGTTCTTGTTCAACAAACTTCCAGCCGACCTTGACCCACCCGTGACCGAAGATCAAGAAGTCTTTAACAGCCCTTCTGAAAGGGGTACGGAAATCGTGGTGCTTCCACAAATGGTTCGATACAGCCTCAACGAACATCGCACGACTGCGATCTTCAGGGTTGTTCGCTCGCACAACGATCTTCGGATAGTTGACTGCTACCGAAGGAGCGATCACGTTGATCGTTGAAAACGCCAAGTTAACCGCAATCATGTCTCCTCGGTCTGTAGCAGATTGAGAGAAATGATTACCACGGTAAAGATCGGCTAGACGCGCCCAATCGCCGTCTAGACCTTCGTCAGAACGCCAACGACGACACTTGTCGACCCGTTCAATGTATTGCTCTAGCCGATCTCGGCGGGTTTTGCGGGCCATGTCAAACCTTCTCTATGTTCCGTCCCTGAGCTTTAGCCTCAGCAAAGACTTTATCTTCTCGCTCACGGTTGGTAAGGCCCTGCTCATCGGCAGGCAATATGCTTTGCAATCCGCGCCCTGTAGCAAAGGATAACGAGTTAAACCTCACAAACCGATCCCAGGTTTCATCCAGTTCGGTCTGCGAGATTCCTTCTCGCTTCTTATTCATGTGTACGCAGAACTCTTCATACGTCAAGTTCTTTGGAATGATTGCCATTGCTAAGCGTGGTGCCCCGCAGCATCGAAGCTCTTGGCTCGTTCAACAGAGCCAGTAATGCCGTGCTGGTTCTTGGGGGTTTCACGAGCCGAAGTGCCTTCGCCGTAAGGCCCAGTTGCGCCAGCATACTTGCCGCCATCAAGACGAACCTTGCCAGCTTGACCGCTTCCTGCCGCATCTCCGATGGGGTTAGAAACAGTTGACTGTCCTCGGGAAAGGACGTTGTTCTTTCCACTAGCGCCATCGACAGTTTGTGTGCCGCTCGTATGAGAAACAAAATGTGCCATAAGTAAACTCCTAAAGGTACCTAGTAAGATGTTTTGCGTGTCCCACGAACGTTTTTAGCGCCGATTCTTAAAGGATCTCCGCTTGGTTCTTCACGTATTAGACTAGCAAACCAATCAACAGTCCAGTAGTCATCTTTGATAACAGAGTACTCGGGTTGATGAGCGTACTTTCGCATTTGGTTCGCTAACGCCAACGCCATCACACGGTCATCGTACGGCGAGCCAGACATGCCGCCCCTGTCGTTACGAACAAAGGTTCGTAACTCGGCAATCGTGTACCTGTCATAAATTGTTAGTTCAAAGTTTCGCAACGAAGACGACAGATCATCAATCATCAAAGGTTTCGACGTTCGCGTCGTCTTCCAACCAAATTCTTGGCTCACCGAGTTATTGATGCTGTTCAACTGGCGACGGCGAAACATGTTTGGGTAACCGAGATGGCGAAGCTCCGTAATAGTCGTCAACCCGTGGTTATTCGACTCGACGCAGCACAAAGCGCTCCGATAGTACAAGCCGACGGAGTAAACCTCTTCAGCGAGGAGGTCAGGGGCGATATGGCCGTGCCAAATCGCTGCCTGTTCACCCGTTGTCACGTTCAGCACCTGAATTACGCTGTAATCGCCGTAACTCAAACCCTCAGCGGTATCAATACCCATCACATACACGTTCTGTGACTCTGGTTTAGCCCAAACTTCTAAACTCATGATGCCCTGAACTCTACGACACGGTCATTTCGCCAAATCCAGCCAGATTCGCCGTAACGGTTCTGCTGCTCAAGCTGATCTAACACATCCAAGTCAAAAACGGGGTTACCAGACTTGACGAACGCCTCTTCAGGCGTCGTTGGGTACTCCTGAGCCAACTGCCAAGGCAGCATCGACTGGACTTTCTCCTGATACCAAGCGTCGCCACGGTCCTCAGTAGCAGACCAAGGAAAAAACATGGACGCAAACTTGTTTGTTCCCGCCGTAGCACCCACCCACAACTGGTGAAAGAAGTTACCCGAACCATTAGCCGTCGACAGGCCAATGATGCGGCCCCCAATATCGGCCACAGGCTCAATCGACGCCCAAGCATCCTCAGGGTTCGGCAAAAACGCCCACTCATCGACCACCACAAGCGACGCAGACTCGCCACGGGCAGGATCAGACGCAGAAGGCATCGACGTGATCTGCGAACCGTTATCAAACGCCATCCGCTGCTGATGTTCCACCAGCGACCTTGGACCCCTAGCCAACATCCAATCAGGCAAATGCTTCTGCCCATACTTTGTCTTCTTCAACAGCAGCACAGACTCACGCTCTGTTCGCGACAAATCAATAATGTTCTGATCCGCATGAAAAAACGCCAACCAGAACTGATGTGCAGCAACCAACGTTGACCAACCAATCTGACGGGCCTTCAACGTCAAACTGTACCGCTCGTTCTTCCACTCCTCCAACGCAAACCGTTGAGCATCCCTCAAATCAAACAAAATGCGTCCCTGAGCAGGATGAGCAATATGCCAATAACTAGACATAAAATAGGCTTCATCACGGCAACAGCGCCGCCACTCAGCCTCCTGCTTCAACTCAGAAAACGCATAACCCACTACTTGTACCTGCCGTTACTACCGTGCCCATTACGGGCACGGTTCGTAGAAGACGCCTCAGGAGTAAACGACCCGTCGCTCTTTCGAGACATATCGCGCCCCGTCAACACCTTACCCATCTTCTTCGCCGCATAACGGGCACGGCCATGCTCCGCACGAGAAGCCTTCTTCTCAGGACGAGCATTGTACTTCTTGTCATACGCCAACTTCTTGCGGTACGACTCAGGGTTCTCCGCATAGTTGCGGGCCGACTTCCGAGGAACCGATGCTTTAGGAGATGCCATTACCACTTCACCTTGTCCGACCAATACGCAGCAGACATCTTGCCTTTCGAGATGTTCTTTGCATGACGAGCCTTAAACGACGTACGACGAGCCTTTTCCTTCGCAGACTTCGGATTCTTCCCAGCACCAGACACACCCTGCTGCCCAAACCGAATCGTCTTAACCTGATCGCCTTCCTTAGCAACCACAACATGCGACTTCTTAGCATGACCTGGCGTCCGTTTCGGCTTGTTATAGCCAGACACACCCGCACGCTTTAACCGAGAGTCAGGTTCCTTTGCCATCACTGACAACTTTCACAAGACTCAGGGTTCTCCAACCCGCACACCTCAAGCGGCACATCCGCCTCCTCGCCCCAATCAATCGCACCAACCACCCCGTACTCACCTAGCTCTCCAGCCTCATACAACTCACCTAACGTCTTCGGATCGTTCACCGCTCAACCCCTCCATCAAGCCAGCCAACTCGGCTGACAACTCGGCATCCGACAGACCAGACACCAAACGATCATCATCCACAACCAAACGACGCTTCGGCGTGAACTTCTCAATGTACTGCAAGTACAAAGAAGCAGCTTTCACATCGCCATCAACAGCCGCCCGATGCAAAGCATCCACAACTCCCTGAGTCCGCTCAGGATGGACATTTAACTCGGCTGCCCTACGGTCCCATTCACGGATAAACCGAATATCCGCCTTCCACCGCCGCACAGTCCGATCATTATACCCATTAGCCTCAGCCCACGCCTTCGACGTATCAGGCTCACGACCCTCATCCAACAACCAATCCAGATACAACGCCCAATCAACAGGCATCTGTTGCAGGCCGGTTTCGGGGTCTGTTGTCCAGCCTTTTCCGCCTCCGTTTGATGGCATGGTTTACCTCCTAGTTAGTGTTTGGTTTGTCCCGTTGGTTTGTGTTGTGGGACAGTGTACACTATACAGTATAACAGTGGGGGGGTTGAGGTGGAGCCGCACCAAGCGGCTCCACCTCAACCCCCCCTACAGTACACAGTAACTACAGTGCAGTACAAACTCTACGCGGTACAAGGGTTACAAAGCAGCACAACCACTTACCTTGTACGGCAACCACCCCTACTGTGCGACGACCCTTCGCTCGGGTCGTCGCTACTGTACACAGACACAGTGCGCACACAGCACCAGTGCAGTCTCTCCCCCGCCCAAACCTGTGACATGCGGCACACAAGGTTTAAAAAACATCACGCACTGTAAATCAATAGATACTATAGAAGGGGCGGCGACGGGGTGCCCCCCCTCGGGGGTGGGGGTGCCTGCCACGCTCCGAACATATGTTCGCCTAATGGTGACCTACCTGGTCGGGATTCAACCGAACAATCGTTCGTGAATACATGCGTTCGTGAGAACAGACGTTCGGTCTGTCGGCCGTGGCACGTAACCGAACGTGCGT